GCGAGTTCATCGGCGTGCCACGCGAAAAGAATGAAATCTTCGCGTCGGGTGCCGAATTCCGACAGAACGGCTTCGGGTTCTGCTCCAAGAGCGGTGAGCCAGCGCTTCGTGTCGGACCTCTTGAAGAGCGCCCGACACTCGGCGCGATGGCAACCCGCTCTTACAAGTTCGGGGACCATAACCCTTCTGACGTGCTTTGTCATCCGCAGCACGGCGCGTGGCCAGCCGGCCGTCCCGAAGGCCCAGACCCCGGCGCAGGTCGGCGTCATCTTGTAGGCGCCCACCACCGCGACCGGGCCATCGTCCCAGAACATCCAGCCGCAATTGTTCTCGGCCAGGTGGTGGATGGCGTCCGCGATCAGCCTCACGCTCCAGCCTCGTCCATGCACGGCGTCCATCTCTTCCTGGTCCTCCGGCCGGAGGTTCTGGAGGATGTGCGCCAGGGGCGCGTGCGTGATCCCGGTGACGCGGGTCATCCGGTCTCTCCCGAGGCGTAGTGGATGATGAGCTTGCCGAAGCTCGCGGCCCCGGCTGCGGCGTGTGTCATCCGCACCTGGACGTGGGTTCCCCTTCCCGAGATCGGTATCCTGCCGCCCATCGTGGTCGGGCCATCGATCTGGCAAATCTGGTCGTAGGGCGGGTCCGTGCCCGTGCTCTCGTCGCCCTGCGCCGGATCGAAGCTCATCTGCACGTTCCAGGCACCGGCCGTGTCGGAACGGCAGACGGCGTCGAGGCCCTGGTAGAACTTATAAGTTGCCGGCTTGTCGAAAGAGAGTGCCGGCGTGTCGATCTGCACCGGGCAACTGTCATAGGTCGGCGTGGTCCAGCTTCCGAAGCGGTAGATGGTGCCGTTGGTGGCCCAGATGTAGACGAACGGGTCCGCGAACACGGTGCCCATTTTTTGGATGTAAAACCCCGGATTGTACTGGCTCCAGGCCGAGATGTTCGGTGCCGCGTAGTTCGAGAGCACATAGATGCGGTCGTAGGCCGTCAGCCAGACGCGGCCTGTCCGGGGAGAGAGCACGGTCTGCATCGAGCCCATGTCGTTATAGGAGCCGCCGGCTCCGCGTGTGGCGAGCAGGTTCTGGATGATCGGGTCGAGGGGCGAGCCCACGTCGGCGACGGCGGCCGTGGTCGTCAGGTCGCGGGCACGCAGGGAGCGGATGCCGTGGACCCCGAGGAAGTAGACGTCGTTCGCCACGTATTGCCGGACGCTGTTCTTGGCTGCGGTGCCGCTGTCTCGCAATGTCTGGTAATACTGATTGAGGGAAGGATCGGGATCGAGAAACCACAACTGGCAACCCAGACGAGAGAATATGGCCATCTTGTCATAGTAGACTTCCATCGCCACCAGGTATTCACTGTCGCTATCGTTCGAGCCTATGCTGACGAAACCCGAGCCGTTGTGGGCGATGATCCCGGAACTGTCGGGCGGCGGGTCTTGCCAGGTGGTGGGATCGCCGACAGCCGAGAAGTAGAGATAACGGCCGTCGAGGCCATACATCTTTTGCTTGTAGGTGCGGCAGAAGTAGCAGCGCCCCTCGGCCTGGGGCACATAGGCCCAGTCCGGATAATAGGAATAGACCCCGTAGCCGCCCGTGCTCGGCGACCAGCCGAGGCACGAGATGAAGAAATAACCCTCGAACACGTCCCAGGAGGTCACTTCGGTGAGGTAGATACCTGGCGGCGGTTCGAGCGTGACGACGCCGGGATAGGTTCCGCCGGGGTCCGGCGCGCTGATGCCGCCGGTTCCGCCCGGAGTGTTGGTGGTGTGGACTATGTAAATCTGGTTGTCTTTGGTTATCAGGCCGAGATAGCCGGGGCTGCTCGAACTGCTGGGCGTCGTGTAGGTCGAAGCCCAGGCCGTGAAGGCAGTGCGCTTCTCGATCTCGCCTCCCGGCGTGATGTGGCAGTTGATGAGGTTCCGCATCGTGCCTGCGGGTGCCGTCATCACATCCTTGCGGTGATCGATGCCCTGCTGGAAATTGGCGATCTCGTAATAGAGGACGGTGCCAGCGCCGCCCTCGTGAGCCGGTTTCGGACCCCTAGCCATACGTCTCTTCCGTCGGTAGCCAGCGGTTATGCTTGGAGATGTTCTGTCCGGCGGGGAGCATCTGAAGATTGAAGATGTTATGCAGGCCGCAAACGAGCGGGTGTCTTATCGGCACGATGTGATCCACCTGAAGGCCGAGCCGCTTTGCCGAAGCGTAGAATTCCTTCACGCCTTCCTGTCCAAAAGCGGTGCGCGCCCTGATCACGGCTTTCCTGCGCTTTGCTTCATGGACGAGCCGCCATCTTCTGCCGAATTCGGTCTTTGCCCATTCCCTGCACTTTGCGCGGCAATGTTCGCGGTTCTTTTGCTGCCATCGGAGAAGGGCTCTCCGGCGTTTCTCTTTGTTGGCGTGATAATACTTCTTCTGAGTGGCGCGCACCGAGGCGCGGCCGGCTTCGGTCGAGAGGAACCTGACCTGGTGCCGCTTTGCGCACTGGACGCAGCCTTGCGTCGAGGTCCAGCGAAGCGCGATATGCCCCACGGGACAGGGCTTTCCCGTGAAGTAATATTTCGAGCCGAGGGCTCTTGCGTCTTTGCATCTTGTCGGGTAATTTGCACTCATTCACCCCTTATATATCACCCATTGACAGGAATGAAATCGATGTAGGGGGTCAGTTGCCGCTTGTCGTTCTGGAGCGGCCCCATGAGCCCTCCGTCCCGACTGAGCGAGCGCATCGGCCTTTGCTGCGAGCCCAGCCGGGCGACCAGCATTCGCCTATACGCATTGGCCTTCTGGAGCTTCATCGCCGCGCCTTCGCTCTTCTGAACCGCCAGGAGTTCCGAAGCCGCCATGAGCACGATCAGGGTGGCGTCGAGCACGCAGGTATCGGTGTCCGCCGCGAGGGCGTTCAGCGGTGCCTGGCCTTCCACGCGGACCCCTGGCCCGGCCGCCGCCGCCGCGTTGGGCATTGGCCAGACCTCGAACTGCGCGGCCGGCGCCGTGGTCGAGCCGGACACCGAGGCGTAGTTGCGCCAGCGCTGCGGAGGCGAGCCCTGGATCGTCTCGCCTCCATAGGCAGCGTAGATGGTCGGGTCGATGCCGTAGGTCAGGGGAGCCCAGTAGGAACCGATCAGGGTCCAGAGACGGATCACCGCATCGAAGGGGAGGTTGGTCGGATAGTTGTAATAGCGTTGACCCTGAACGAGGGGGATGTCGACATACATTCGAAGATGCGGCCACTCGATCAGGTTCCACTGCTCGCGCTGAGCCCTGGCCAACTGGTAATTATAGAAAGGCGTTGACGAGGTGGTCTGTGCCGGTGTCAGTGACTGGAAGGTTTCGGCCAGCAGCTCGTAGCGCAGCTCACTGAGCGGAACCCCCGTCCGCATTCCCCGAGAGCTTGGACCCGGCATGGCACTCTCCTCAGATCGCGGCGTCCACGGACGCGGCGTCATCCGGCTTCTGAATTCTCGCCGGCTTCGGTCGATCGTCCGGTGCCTTGCGCCTGGCCTTGGTCGGATCGATCGGCCAGCCGGGCACGAACCACTCCATGTTGAAGGACTTGCCGGCGTAGACGGCTTCGACCACTTCACGCCCGTAGATCAGCACGAGGCGTTCTTTTTCGCGCAGGGTGGATTGACGCGGCACGAGCGAGATCGGTCGGATATTGAAGACCGCATCTTCCCCGTGAACTTCCTGTAGAACCTTGATCTCGGGCCAGGTCACGGGATCGAACTGGTGACGCTCGATGGTCGTCAGCCCTTCGCCCGCCAGATCGACCACGCAGGTGCAGGCGTGCTGCATCATATGGCCTTCACGCTCTTCCATCCGAACTCTCCTTCGGTTTAGGGCACCGGCCCGGCGCCTTCCGGGGCGCCAGGCCAGGCCAAGCCACGGGCACCATCAAGAGGTTGGTGCCTGGGCGAGTTCTACCCGATCAGGCGATGTCCATCACCATCGAAGAGTTCAGTTGCGAGGCGACCATCTGGCCCGTCGAGGTGATCGACTTGTAGAGCACGAAGACGTTGTAGGGCCGGGCCGGGGTGTGGTCCTTCCTCCATTCGTCCTCCATCGCCATCAGGAAGATGCACTTCGGATCGAACCAGTAGAGCCGCTTCGAGAAGTTCAGATCGTCCAGGGTCGGGTCGTACTGGACCTTGGTCCCGCCGGGCAGGATGGTGTCCCCCACGCTCACGTCCTGCGAGTTCGAGAAGCCGGTCATCGAGTAGTAGCCATTGGCGCGGCGCTCGATCATCAGGGCGTCGATGAAGGCACTTCCCGCCAGCGCCACGGTGGGCTTGCCGCCGTAGCGGATGAGCTGGAGGTACTGCTTCTGGAGAGCCTCCAGAAGGGCACCGCCGTTCGCCGGGCTGGAGGTGATCGGGCCGCCTCCGGAGATGGCGTCTCCAGGCACCGAGCCGATCTGGGTGGCCATCGCGGACGTGAAGGCACGGTTACGCCACCAGGTGAAGCCGGTGGCCGCCGTCTGGTCGAGGCCGCCGCAGGTGCCCGTGCATGGGTTGTCCTTGATGATGGACCTCATGCCGGCCAGTGCCTTGGCGTCGGTCGTGCCGTCGCCCCACAGAAGGGTGTTCATGGTGCGGGCGTACTGCTCGCCCAGCGAGAACAGCTTCTGTTCCAGGAGGTTCACGAGAACCGTGAGTTCCCGCTTCGAGTGCTCGGTGGTCTTCTCCCCGTTGGTGTCTACCACGGAGATGCCGTCGATCTTGAGTTCCGTGTGGGTGAGGGTCAGGCCGATATGGTGCTCGCGCCAGGGGTAGTTGGCTCTCTTGATGTTGGCCGGCGTGAAGAAGCCCACGGTGTCGTTGTGGGTGTAGCCCTTCACCACGTCGTTGCCAGACCCGTCGCCATAAGTGCCGACGACCGCGAGCGAGATGTTGCCCTTGCCGCCGGGGAAGGTCTTCTTGCGGTTCTCCAGCATGTTCAGGAGAGGCTTCTCCTGGATGGTCTGGTCGAACTGGCCGCCTTTGTTGAAGTAGTAGTCGAGAGAGGCGTTCGCGATCGACGCGATTTCGCCAGCTGTGAAAGCCATCAGCGTGCTCCGTCAGGGTTATGCCCTGCGAGCGCGCTCCAGACCCAATAAAGCAGCTTCCATCATGGATTTGGGTTCCGGACGCGCACCTGGTGCCGCAGAGCGTTGAGCGCTGCTCGGAACCCTCTGGGTGGCGCGTGGAACTGGCGCGAAGTGCTGGAAAGTGCGGTTGGCCCTGGCATAGGCTTCCTGCGCGATCTGCACGGCGTGCTCGGGGGAGCGCGGGGCTCCCTGCTCGTTGACGACGGCCCAAAGAAAATTCCGAACGGTTTCTTCCTTGCGCGCGTAGTCCGGATCGGTCTGACGGATGGAGTTTTCCCAGGCGTGGACGGTCTGCTCGATGGACTGAGCGAAGTGTGCCTGTTGGGCCAGGGTCTGCTGGTCGCTCATCACCTGAGTGGCGCGCGTGGCGCGCTGGTCAGACAATGCACGGGCATATCTGTCCCTGGAGACTTGACCAGCCATGTCGGCCGTCATGCGTCCCGCATGAACCTCGTTCTGGAGGTCGGGCGGGAGCGTAAGCCCCAGTGCCTGCGTAGCGAGCTGAACGTAAGGACCGACACCCTCCAGGAACGCCCTGAAGTCGCCTCGTCTCATCGCGGCGGCCAAATCGAGCGTAAGCTGAAAATCTTCCCTGGCGATGTCGTTCGACACGAGGAAGTTTCTCAGCGTCTGCGTGACCTGGGCTTCCGCTCTGAAATGATTGCGCTCCCCAAGCAGCCGCTCGATGCGATCCCGCGTGCCTTTCTTGTAGCTCGCGAGTTCTTCGGGCGAGGGGTCGTTGGAGAGGTCCGGTGCCTTGTCCCCCTCGTGGGCAGACGATGGTTCCGAACTTGCGCGGTCCGAGGTCGGCGATGTCTCGGCGGAACGCCCGTCTTCACTGTCGTCGGGCTTGACGGCCCTCATGACGGCTTCGAGCAGGCTCTCTTTGGGTTCGCCTTTGGGCGCTTCTGACGGGGAAGCTGTTACGTCGCTGGTCGCAGGCGTAGTGCCCTCGTGAGCCGTTGTCACAGGCTCCGGGGTGGAGGTGGCGAGTGACGAGCTGTCTTCCGCCATATTTAGCGTCTAGCCCTCCAAAGCATCACTAGATGATGTATCACGTCGATTTGGTCTTAAGCAATCGGTCGATCAGGGCTTGCGTCTCGCGGATGCGTTCACGCTCGACCTGACCGAGTTCCAGGTTGGCTACCCCCGGTCTGGGGGCGACCGCATCCAGGATGGCCACCTGATTACGCAGAATGGTCATAACGACTTCGAAGAGATCGAAGTCAGCAGCCGCGTCCACCTTTCTTCGTGCCTTTCTTGGCCATCACTTGCCTCTCTTTCCCGGCGGATGAGCCCGCCTCTGTGCCTGGGTCATGTTGCCCCGCTGAACCCCCAGCCTGGTGGGCTTGTTGGTGCCTTTCTTGAGTTCTCCCGCTTTCTGAAGCGTGGCCGTCGCCACCGCATAAGGGTTCACGCCGGGGCTGCTCTTCTTGATCTGCTTGACGGCCTTGTCTAAAATTTTAGGCATGTCAGAACCTCCTTAGTCATCATGCCGCCGCCCTTCCTCCCGCCGCCACGTGGAGCCCTGGCGGTCCGGGCGCTGGACCGGGAGGCGGCGGTCTGCCAGTCTGATCCCCCGGTCTTTGCGCACCAGGAGGTGGTCCTTGAGGAGCGTTCATCCCGCCCACTGGTCCCTGCGCCGGCCCCTGCCCAGGCACGCCCGGCCCCGGAGGTGGACCCGCCATCGGCGGTATCCCGGCCTGTGCCTTGGCCATCATGCCGTTGAGGGCCATGACGGAGGGCAGCATCGACTGAAATGCCTGAGTTATATCCAGCTTGTCGTCTAGGCGTTTGATAAGCTCCTTTGCCAGGAATTCGGGCTTGATACCCGGAATTTGCATCAGGAGGGGGAACAGCCGTTCGGCGTTAGCTATTTCCTGCGCCTGATTGGGACGGCCCGTAGAGCCGGCTTCGATTTTAATCCATATCTCGTCAGCGATTTGCTGGCGCGACAAATCCGGCCAAACGGCCCCCACGCCGACCACACGCTTGACCGTTTCTACACTACACTCCTGGAGCAGTATCTGGGAACCCGTCCTGGCGATCCCCGTCAGCATGTCGTCCAGATCATCGATGTTCGACCCCATCGCGGTGGCGCGTGACGCCTCGGCGATGTTCGACTGGGTGGCGTTCGGGCTCTTGCCGCCGGTCGAGCCGAGATTGGCGTCCTGGATGCCGGACACCCGCATCATGTCGGCGAAGAGCTGTTCCGTTTCATAGAGGTTCGGATCGATCGGCGGCCCACGGAAGCTCTGAAGAAGATCGTCCACCTTCTGGCCCGGCTGAAGCCCGTTGAGTTCGATGATGGCGTTATCCGGGTGCGTTTCGAGCTTGTCCAGATCTTCCTGATCGACGCTGCCCGCCGACACCACCACCTTGGGCCTTGCGGCGCGACGGTGCTCGCGCATACCCTGGCGGGCACGGTTGTAGTCCGATTGCATGTTCCGGATGAGGTAGACGTCACTCGGCGGAAAGATGCTGATTTCATGATCGGTGTCGTTGAGGGTCAAGACGAACCACGGCCAGAAGCGGTCCGTGTAGACCTCGGGAGCGGCCGGTTCGCGGAGGAAGTCGGGATAGCCGTCGCAGATGACGTAGACCATCCCGTCCTTGCGGTTGTAAAGCTCCCAGACGCAGCACGTGCGCCCGTCCGCCCCTTCATGATTGTCGATGCGAGACGCCTTGTCCTGCACCACCACCAGCCCGTTCCGCGAGGTTACGGTGGCCCCGCCGCCGGCCGCCCCTTTATAGGCGTTGTAGCTCTTGCCGACGTCGATTTCGTAGATTTCCTTGATGTCATTGGTCGAGAGAATGAATTCCTGGACGACCCAGTCGGCTCCAAGGAATTCCCGCAGGTTCATGCACTTCGGGTCCGGTATGATACTTGTCGAAGTCGGGTAATCCAGGGTCAGACCTTCACGAACCACTACCTGAGTTTGATTTGCGAGGTCTTTCAGGAGGAGCTGCATCTCCTCCATCTCCGGCCCGTTCTCGTCCACCTGATCGTCATGCAAATCCGCCGCGAGGCGTTCCAGGGTGGCCAGCCGGTTCGAAATATCCGCGATGCGTTGTTCAATCTCCGGCTTCTTCTGCATGACGCGCTCGAAGCCCAGCTTGACGTAGCCGACCCCGGTCGTGCTGGCGCGGCGCACGACCATTTTCATCATCTGTTTGAAGTCCTGGGGTAGCTGGTCGATGTTCTGCCGGAAGAAGTACTCCAGGGTCTTGGCGATCTTGTCGAGCTGCTGCTCCATGCTCTTGACCTGGGCGGCGTCTTGCAGGATCGGCCCGGCCGTCTGCTGGGCGATCTGCATCTGATTGGGGTCCGGAGGAACTCCCATCTGCGCCGACTGGCCGATGGCCATCCCGGCGGCCTGCTGGAGCGAGTTCAGGGTGCTCTGATCCCCGTCCCAGGCCGTGTTCATGATCCGGTGCCTGCGATAGGCGATGAACTTGGGGTTCTTGGCATAAAAGAAGGCCACCCGCTGGGATACGATCCGCAGGGTGAGGTTCACGACATAGCGCTCGTCCTTGGGCTCCTTCGACCATTGCCGGCCAAGCACGAAGTCCTGATCCTCGCGCATCTGGTCGTAGACGGGCTCCCAATACTTCTTGGCCCGCTTGATGCGGTCCGTCCATTTCTGGACGAGTTCTTTGCGCTGGAGAGGCGGGTCCGGCGGGTCGCGGTCGATGATGTCGCCCTTGTCGTCCGGTGCCTGTGCCTGTGCCTGCTGATCGGCGAGTTGCGCGGCGTCGGTCAGGGAAACGCCCTGATCGCTCACGAAAGCCTGGTCGAGGGGTCCGGGTATCGGCATCACCAGCCTCCGGTGGATCGGTTCTCCCGATCACGCTCTTTCTTCGCGCTCTCGATCACCCATCCGTAGGTCATTTCCTTGGGCACTTCCTTGGCCTTCTTCTTGAAAGTTTGCCCTCTCTGCTGCTGGAGCCCTATACCGAACAAGGCGAGGGTATCCACGAAATCGTCATGGGCGCCTTGAGGGAATTTGAGAAGCTGGTCGTGAGCCTCGGCCCACCAGTGAACGAAGCTCGGGAACAGCACCTTCATCATGGCCATGCGGCCCTGGATGCTCTGTGCCCGTGTGAGCTTGTCCCCGACCGGCGGAAACTCTGCAATCGAGCAGAACACGCGTTTTTCCATCATGCGCTTGCGCAGGAACGGGCCAATGCTCTTCGATATGTGATCCTTGCCGGCCCACCAGAATAGGGGCTGGTATTTCTCCATCATGGCGATCATGACTTCCACGACGGTGTTGGTGTCGGCCTGCCGCCAGAAGCAATCCGGCTGCACCCACATCTGATCGTGCTCATCCACGCCGACGCACATCAGGCAGGTCTTGTCGCGTCCTTGTTCGAGGGAAACCGCATGATCGCTGGCACAGTAGAACCGGAGCCGGTCCTTGGCTGGCATCCGATCCACGCGCGGGTAAGTGCGAAGGTTCACAGCCTTGA